ATAATCAGGGTCTAACAATTTTTCAGTTAGCATATCTAACTTCTCATCCATTTTATCTAATTTCTCTTCCATTGAGTCTATTCTATGTTCCATTATAGCCATTTCTTTTATTATATCCTTGTTTGTAGCCATTATTCTTTACTGTCAAAATCAATATACTCTATAGTAACTTGATTTCCCATCTCTATTTGTTTTGCAATATTTGGATATATTCTTTTGTAAGCGTTAGATGACTTTCCAATAAAGCCATCTTTGATGATGACATTATTCTCTTGCGAATCACCCAAAAGTAAACATCCAGCAGTATGAGAATCATCATTACCGCAGTGTATAAGAACATATTTAAAATCAGGAACATCACATACCTCCAACATTCCTTTATGTATTCCTGGGAATCTTTTAGAATATTTTTCATGAAATCCACCTTCTTTTCTAAATTTTATATTATATATTCCTGCTGGTATTCTCGTCTCACCCTTAACTTTTAAAACTCTATGCTCATCTTCTAGTGTATATCCAAGAAATACTAATCCTAAATCAGAATCCTGAAAAAGCAATCCATTAGTGCAATCCTCTTGGCTACTAAACCTAAGAACCTTGAGTTTCATTATATTGTTGCTGCAAATACTTCTATATCACAAGCTGATACTGTTGCTTCTGCCGACATTGTAAAAGCACTTCCATGAGATGCTGCTGCCTGAGATATATCTGCATTATCTGCATCAAACTGAGCTCCCCCTATAATGAAAGAGTTTCCTGGATTAACCTTTACAACCATTGCATCACCATCATTACTTAACATTTTCAAGTTGATATAGTTAGTGTCATCTAAATTTGTTACTCTGATGTATTTCACATTAGCAGCAGTTACTTGTCCTTGCCCTGTAGTCCCAAGCTGAAGTATATTAGTGAAAGCACCAATAGGTACTTCTACCACTCTACTGTAAACCTCATCAATTTCTGCTACAGTTAAGGTATTTGTATTACCATAAACCTGTCCATTAAGAGTAACACTATCTGTTATCGTTACTGTTAAATTTGCGTTTTTTACTGTTGTTGCCATTATTTATTATTTATTATTGTTGTTTTTTTATTATTATGCTGTTATTAGTGTTTGAACCACTAAATTAAAATGAATTATAGAGCCAGCTCCACCAGCCTCTTTTACCATAGGAAATATAATATCTCCTGCTGCTAATGCTGTGTTGTCAAAACCACCATCATCTGCTAAAGCAACTATTTTCTCGTGACTACTTAATCCTGTTGCCGAAACCTCATCCATTAAAATAGGTTGTACAGCATTTTCATCACCACTACTAGTATACATCACTGGGCTTAACTTACATATCGCTACTGTAACACTATTACTTCCATTACTAGTTAGAAACCCTTTAATATCATACAATGTAGATGCTGAATGTATATATACTGCTTGACCAATTCTAGTAAACTTTGTTGGAGTTAAACTACCACTATTTACAGCATTATGCCCATAATCAACAGCCATTTCGTAAGGAGATTTAGAGTCTTGTATATCTTCTCCATGTTTATAATTATTAGTACCAGTAGAAACAAATCCTTGCATTCTATGATACTCAGATACAGCAGGTACTCTAAAAGCAGTTGCAAGTCTAACCTCTCCAGAAGGAGTCCCAAAATCAGACGAATTAAATTTAGCAATCCCTTTAACAGTATCTGTCGCTTCTGTTTCTGCTTTAGTTTCTAAATCTTGTAATGCTTCTTTAATTTTCCTAGAGTCACTAATAGTAGCTCCTGTAAAAGTTCCTAAATCAGTCTCAGTTACTCCTGTTAAATCATCAATATCTTCCTTCTTTTTTTTCTCTTCTGTTTCTGATACTGTAATTGTAGAACCACTTACTGATGTTGTAATGCCTGTACCTCCTGCTATTGTAAAACTTGCAACTCCAGAGGCATATATTTTCTCTCCTGTGCCCCCTGCTATTGATACAGATGTAATGTCTCCTGCAACAGTTTGCCAAGAACAAGTACCATCTCCATCTTCTCTTAGAAATTTTGTACCTCCTGTTTCTCCTGTAGACTTGACCTCTGTACCCTCTACATTTTCTATCTCTGTTGAAAAATCTGACTTAGATACCCATTTTATATTACCAGAAGAATTTGTTGTTAATACCTCATCAGCAACTTCAGTGTCAGCTATAGTTATACCAAAACTACTGGTTGCTACTAAAGCGGGGCTTGCAGTTTGTAATCCACTTATAGTTACTACTCCTGTAGAACCATTTACTGATGCCGTAAAACTTGAATGTGCATTTAAAGCAACCTGTATTGCAGTCCCTACTTGTACTGCTGTAGAGCCTGCCCCTGAAGCTGTTACATCAGCAGCAATAACCCCATCATATCCTGTTGGTGTTGCCATTGCAGAGCCTCCTGATATATTAATATATACCGCATATTTAGCAACATCATTACTATTATAAAGACAAAAATATGAATGATGTAAATAAGCCTCAACATCTGCTACAGGAGTTAATGTAACGACACTAGTGTAGTTAGCTTTAGTCCATTCTACCTCACCAACACTATTCTTTGTAGATATACTTCTTTTCCTAGCGGGCTCAAAACCTTTAGCATTATGTATCTGTCCGTCTGTTAAATTATTGTGATGCTTCATATTAATAAGTTATTATTCCATGTCTTTTACTTACACTTCCATTATTACTACAAGAGTTACATCCATTGCAACCACCCCACTCAGGGAATAAAGATGAGTTGTCATCTAAATATCTGTGCATTTTTTTCTTAAATGTCTCTGCTTTTTTGTAAGTCTCTTGTCTTAAATAATTTAATTTACTTGAGTCTACAGGACTAGTAAAATCGGCTATATTATCTACAACTCCCTGTGAAGTAGTGTTATAAGTTATGTCTGGTAAAATTTCAAACTTAATGCAAAACGCTAAATAATCCTTCACATAATTATTGTTTAATGTAGTGTAACTAGCGTTAAGCCCTAATCCAGAACCAGCAACACAAGCATTATAAAGGTCTTTACCTAAAAATGGTCTCAGATGATTTAATTCTGCAATCTCAATAAAGGTTGATTTTATTAAATGCAAATCAAAATTAGCATTTGTCATTGCTCTATCTACTACCTCTGCTGTTGTTATGAGTGCCATATTATTCTTTTTTGTCGGTTGATTCTTCTACCTCTACTTCTTTAACCTCTTCTTTAACTTCTTCTTTAACTTCTTTTTTAGAGGCAGCTTTTTCTTCTTTTAATTTTTCTAATTCAGCAGGAGTAAGTTTAGGTAAATGGAATATCTCTCTACCCTCTTCTATTGAAATAAAGTCTGTTGGAGCTATTGCTCCTAATAAAGAAACAGGAGGTTTTGTGTAAAAAGCCAAATCACTTGCACTTATACCTCTCTCTGTTTTTAATATCTTTTTTAATATCTTTAAGAACATATTTTGAGGTTCTTTAATTACTGTACTCATTGCTATATCATAAGCAGTAAGTATTTGTTGATTATTCCCCAACTGTCCTGCCACCTGAATCCCTGATAATGCAGGATTCCATCTGTGTGCTGATATTATATTATCATTTGTGATTTTTTGTAGTTCCATAAAAGAACCATCACTTGTATCGTTAATTACATTAACATTTGTTGCTTCTCCATCACCATTCTTAGCAATGAATAATATTTTTGAGTTATCTCCTGCTCCAGTTAATTTTTCTACAGCATCATCTATAAAGTCTTGAGCTTCATCTTCACCCATATCAGCGTTCAATTCAACGATTGCACTAGGCATAAATCCATTTTTGAAGCGAGTAAGATTGTATACTCCTATCTGATTTGCTATCTTTATATGGTCTAAAGCAGCACAGTAATCAGGCATGCCATAATAATAATATGTACTCTCATAGTCAGAGAAATGAATCATTGTACGATATACATTACCGTTATCCTCTTTTTTAAAGTCAGGATATATAGGTACTTTTCTCATTTCATCAGGAAATCTTCTTGCATTTTCCCAATCTGGATGTAATAATATGTGTTTTCCTTTTTTGTGTATTCTAGCTGTAGTACCGTCTTGATGGAAGAAGTTTAGGTAGCCTTGCCCTACAACAACCTCCATATAACCATTACCTAACTTCCAGTAATCTGATATAACTTTTCTGGCAACATCATCCATAGACTCGCCATAAATATTAACATCCTCAAGCAATGAAGCTAGAGCTTTGTTTTTTGTTGTTAAACCTTCCCCTATACTAAATGTTGTCTTAGTGCTAAGTATTGCCCTATGAGTAGACGCTGACCTTGAAAGTTCAGATAATTCTTGTGGAAATAAGTTATTAACCCCAAAAGGAATCCACTCATCTCTTAAAGTAGTAGATAAGTTAGGTTCTTTTGGTGCTTCTTTAGATACATCTTTAGAAAAAGAATATCCTAATATCTTAGGACTCTTCTTCGTTTGATTCGGTGTCTTTAATTGTTGGTTCTGATTCTTTCGGCTCATCTATTTTAGCTTTTTTCTTTGATTTTGTTTTTGGTTTAGATACCTTGACAGCTTCTTTAGCTGGTTCAACATTATCATCTTCTAATGTAACATAAGGTTTGCCTGCGTTATATAAGATAGATAAAACCTTTCTGCCAAAGTTTGAGTCAAAAGAGACATGAATAGTATGCCTTCCATGCTTATGAGAATCATCATCATTAGACAAAAAATATTCTTTATTAAATTTAAAATTCATGGTTTTTTTTGTAAAGATAAAAGAAAAGGGGAATATCTCACCCCTTTTCTTATAAAAAATTAATTACTATGCCGTTATCCAAGCCTTTGTAACACCTGTTACTGCTTGATACATATCAATGTAACCAGTGTTTCCTGGGTCTGTGTTAGCGGCTGATATAACAATGATAGCCTCTCTTGGGTATTCAGCGTGAATACCAGCTAGTTTAATAAGCGTACCATTAGCTTCTTGAAGTCCCTTACCTGTTGATTGCTCACCAGAAGCAAATTCTAAATATGCTTTCTTCTCAAATACTTTGTCATATCCTAATATAAAGAAGTAAGTTTCTGGAGCAGTAGCATCACAGTCATCAGCATAAGATTCACATATAGCGTAAACCCCACAAGATTCAGTTAATTGTCTTAATTGTCCATTAATTTCTTCAGTAATTTTAGGAATATAAAATTCTAATTCTACATTTACAAGAGTAGAACCATTCTCTCTTGTTGCATTTGCAGTGAAACCAGCAGTCCCTCTGTCAAATTCAAATTCATACCATGTTGAACCAACGAACTCTTTAAATTCACCTCCAGCAGCGTCAGTTCCAGGGCCTGTACCAGCAGCAGCATAGTCTACACTTCCTAATCCACCCTGCTCCATTAGCCAGATTCGTTTTAATCCACCTCTACGGTTTCTGTCGCAACATTCAATTGCGTGTCCTTTTGTTAAAGCCATTTTATTTTATTTTTTTATTTGTTAATCTTTAGGGGGTTTTGACACCCCCCTAAGATATATTAATTGTTATTAATCATTCAAAGATGTAACAACCATTCCAGGCTCTTTTACACCAACACCCATAGAGTATAACATTCTGAATCTATTTTCTTTACAGTCTTTATTATACCACATATCAACATCTTGTGCTTGGAAATCAGTTCCAACAGTAATGTTGTTTTCAGCAGTCCAGATAGCACATTTAGTATCATCAGCACTGTTAGGAGCATTTCCTGTTGCCATGTTTGATAAATCAGCATGATAAGTTGCAATATCAACATCCCAAGAATTTTTAACTTCTAATTTAACTCCGTTGAACATTAAACTACCAACTCCATTTTGTAAATCAGCATAAGCTGCTGTATGAGAACCATTACTTGCTCTTAATTCTTTTGCATAAGAATCAGCAAAAGCTCTTGAACAGTAAATGATTTGATTATCAGCAGTAGCTAATTCAGTAGAACGAGCAGCTAACATAGCCTCTAAGTGAGTGATAGTCGCTGTACCTCCTTGCAATAAACATTGACCTGCTGGTAAATCTCCTGCTGCTTTTGCTAAATCTAATGTCTTCCAAACTCCATTAGCAAGTTTTTGTGGTGTTCCCCCTGCTCCATTAGTAGCATCTCCAAACCATAAGATTGTAGAGAAGTCTCTCATTATTCCTTGCATAACTATTTGAGAAACAAT